GGGAGGATCGCGTCCCGCAGCTCCTGGAACTGGTTCGCCTCCATGCTGTTCGACTCGATCGGCTTCAGTCGCGTCTTCTTCGGGAGGACCGCCGTCTTCCCGCGGTTGCCCGCGCCGCCGTAGACCTCACGGAGAGCTTCGCGAAGAGCGTCGACCGCCTCGTCCGGAATCTTCTCGTCCGTCTCCAGCACCATGTCGGGCCGCGCGGAGTTGTCCCAGAACGAGGTCGCCGCGGCGTCGAGCTTGCGGGCCAGGGCGATCGACGTCGAGCAGAGCTCCGGCGGGGCCATGCCGACGAGGCCGTTGTCGGACAGCCACCGCCAGTGAAACACCTCTTCCTGCCGCAGCGGTCGCCAGACGTGCGACTCGTCGAGGAACTCATAGGAGACCGTGTAGTCGGTGTGCCGGTGGACCTTGACTCGCGTCGGGTGCATCGGCCGCAGCTCGGAACACCAGCCGCGCTCGCCAGGCATCACGCGGGCGAAAGCGTTGCCGTGGAGGGCGGTCCAGTAGGCGATGAGCTGATAGAAGTCATAGGCCGACTGCCACGGGTTGGGCCGCTTCCGCAGCGTGTAGCCGCAGGGCAGATCGGCGTGGATGCGGCGGCCGTCGGCCTGCTGCCGCATCACATGGACCGGCATTACTGCCACGGCCTGGGCGATCCACCGCACGACCCCGAGGATCGACGTCACGCGGATGGCTGTCTCTGGCCCGATGTGCGATTGCCAGGCGTGGCCCCAGATGCCGGGGTCGGTCAGGCTGCCGCGGAGCGTGATCGTGTGGGCCCCCTGGAACGAAGCCCGGCGGGGTCGGCTCGCGGTCCGGCGTGTCGTTCGCTTGGTCGCGGCCTTGGCGCGTGGCATGTCGGAGAGTCCGGAGGCCGGGCGCGTGGAGGCTCCCGGAGCGAACCAGTGTCCGGGGCCGCGGCGGTTGCTTGAACCGGCCGCACGGCGTCAGAGGACGCGGATCCGGTAGTCGTCGAGGCTGCCGGCCGCGCCGTCGTCCTCGTCGGTCGAGGCCAGGGCCAGGGCGTTCACGAGCGCGGCGATGCCGTCGATCTTCTCCGTACTCTTCGCCTTGTCCGGTTTGATCATGCCGGTCGCGTCGGTGTAGACGCAGACGTTGTTAGCGTTCCACGCCGCGACCGGGTTGCCGCCGTGCCGGAGCCGCTTCTCGACGACCAGGGCCTCGAGGAGCTTACAGGGCGCGTTGAGGTAGCCCGTTCGCTGTGGGATGTCCTTCACCGTCAGCCCCTCTCGCTGGAGCAGCGTCTCCAGGGCCCCGGCCTGCCACGGGTCTACGCCGATCGCCCGGATCTCGTGGCGGCCGCCATACTCGACGATGTCGCGAGCGACAGCCTCGTGGTCGAGCCGGTGGCCGTCCGTCACCGTCACCCAGCCGTCGCGGATCCAGGCATCGTATGGGATGCCCTCGCGGACGCGGTCGGCCACGGTCTCGCGTGGGACCCAGTAGCGCCACTCGACGGCGTAGCTGCCGTCTCGTTCTTTGAACACGAAGGCGGCCGCCGTCATGTCGAGATTCGACGCGAGGTCGACGCCGACCCAGCACGGCCGGCCGGCAGTCGGCTCGGCCGGCCCGGAGCCGCAGGCCGACCAGTCGATCGGCCCGACGAACCAGCGAGAGTCGCCGGCCTGCCAGACGTTGAGCGAGTAGCGGAGGAACTTCGACATCTTCCGCGGGTCGGTCGTCGCGTCCTGGTAGTCGGCCGCGAACTCGTCCTCGGGGAACGCGATGCCCATCGACGGGTTGGCCTTCCGCCAGACCTTCGGGTCGGAGAAGTCATCGTCCTCGGCCGCGGCGTAGATCAGACCGAGGAATGTAGGGTTGGCCTTCGGGTCCTTGATCACGAGCTCGCAGTCCTGCCACCATCGCCAGCCGATGCCGTTCCGGTCGGAGCCCGCCGTCGAGATCGAGATCACGAGGCCGTTCGCCGTGCCGCGCGTGGCGTAGATGAGGGCGTCGACCAGGTCGGGCGAGCGGAAGCTATGGATCTCGTCCAGGATCACCGAGCCGTTCAGGCCTTCGTTTCGCCAACTGTCAGAAGAAAGACATCGTATTTCTTTCCCGGTCTCGCGATTCCGAATGATCGACCGCGAGTCGACGACCTCGAGCAGCTTCGACAGTTTCGGCGACGCCTCGACCGACTGCCGGACCATGCGGTACATGGTGCGGGCTTGTAGCCGGTCGTTCGCCGCGAGGAACACGTCCTGGGCCGGGGCGTGACAGGTCGCCATGTACTGGGCGAGCTGCGACATCAGGCTCGACTTCCGGTTCTTCTTCGGGACGAAGATCCCGGCCCGCCGGAACCGGAGCCGGCCGTCGGCTCGCCGCCAGCCGAAGAGCGGCCGGAGGACCCGCTCCTTCTGCCACTCGACGAGGTCGATCCGGCGCGGCTCGCCGCCGCGCTCGTCGGGATGCCGGCAGAGCGTCTCGATGAACCGGACCGGAGCCTCGGCCGCCGCGGAGTCCCACTCATAGCCGGGGAGGTATTCCGGCCGCTTCTTCGGGTCAGCCGTTCCGGATCGAGAGACTCGCGAGGACCTTGTCCTCTTCGTCGCCTTCTTCTTCGCCACTAGGTGGGTCCTGCGGGATGCGGGCCGCCGCCGCGGCGGTCAGTCCGAAGTCGCGGGCCAGTGTGACGAAGTCCCGCCGTGAGTCACGCAACAGCTTCGCCACCGGGGAGGCCGCCTGGCCCTTGTCGGTGGCGGTGATCCACCCCTCGACGGCGACCTGGTCGGCGAGCTGCTCGATGTCGGCGTGGAGGCGGCAGAGGATCGCGAAGGCGTCGAGCTGCTCGGCCCGGAGGCGGCCGTCGGCCTGGAGGATCGGGGCGTTCCGGTCCCAGAAGGCGAGCGCGGACGGGACCTTCGTCACGGAGTCGGGCGGGGCCAGGTCAGCGGCCGGCGTGGACGGCGTCTTGCGGTGTCGCGTGTTGCGTCCGGCCTTGGAGCGGGCGCTGCTGGGGTCGGGGGCTGGACCGCGGGAACCCATGCTTCCTCCAGTTTCTCAAAACCCGACAGAAATTCGCGCCGAAGGGGCGTGGGGCTTTCCGTCGGTCGTCAGGTTTCCGGCGGACCCCACCCCCCTCGGCGGCCTGCCATCTTGGCGGCCTCTGGCGTGGCCCTGGGGGGCGTTCATGCCCTAGATCGTGGCACTGTGCGGGCTTGAGTCCAGCGGTCAGGCGCGGCCGGCAGGGGCTTCCTGGACGGTGCCGATAGCCGCTTCTTTAGCTCGAGCTGTGCGGCGAGCGGCCGCTGGTCTGCGGCCCGCCTGGTCAGCGTCTCGGCGTCGCACTCGACCTCGACGATCGTCGCCCCGTGCCGCCGGTACTTCATCACGTCCTGGTCGGTTGGGTAGGCGTGAATGATCCACACGTTCGCCACGCGGCCCCGCTTGCTCATGGCGATAGCGTCGTCGATCGCGGCCTGGCGGACGAACGTGGCGAGCGTGCGGATCGCCTCGGGGTAGTCGTGGCTGGGCGTGTCCTCTGGTCCGATCGCCAGGGCGATCCGGTCGAAGTCGATCACCACGTCGCCCCGCTTCGCCTTCGACATGACGTATGTCGACTTCCCGGAGCAGATGTGGCCGGTCACGACGTGGATCACATGATCCCCCTCTCGCGTTGCTCAGTCCTTGTCTTCCGACCGTGGCAGCTCGAGCACATGGTGGCGAGGTTCTCGTCGGCATCGGTGCCGCCGTCCTCGAGCGGGACGATGTGGTCGACGTGGGCTGCCTGGCCCGACGTGACGCGGCCGCAGTCGCGGCAGACGTAGGCGTCTCGGAGGAGGATCCGCTGCCGCTTGGCCCGCCAGTCTGCGGTCAGGTAGTGGGCTCGCTCCTTCGTGTGGGTGTGCCGCATCTTGTGCGGCCGCCATCGCTCGACGCGGTCTGGCATGGCGTGACTCTCAATGTGTAGCGCAATACAGGAGGCCGCAAACGCCAATAAGCTGCAATGCGATGCCAGCCGCCCACGCCGCCAGAACGCATCTTTCCAATCGGTCGCTCATGCCGTCACCTCCGTCTCTACTTTCGCTCAGTAGCGCAGTTCAGCCCAGCCGCTCCAGCATCCCGCGTAGAGTGGCCGTCCCCCATCCGCTGTTCTGTAGATGCTCCACTGCAAACTCTACCGCCTCCCGCTCCTCATCGGTGAGCCGCAGGCGTTCGATCTCGGCCTGCAACTCCTCATACGATGGTGTGGGCGTGTATCTGCC